ATGCACCTACTAGCGATTGGGTCAATCGCCGCATTGGAACATCAGCGCCGACCGCATCTAGTACGGTATTGAGCCGTACGTCAAGGCTAGTCTCATCCCAACTGCCTGATGATACCTGCCCAGAGTATGAGTGCATCAGCTGCCCGGTACCAGGATTGGAAGGATCAAGCGAAAGTACAAGGATTGACGCTAGCCAGCGGTTGTCGAGCATCTCAACAGCCCACGGGCGGGACAGTTCATTGTTGGGCAGGATAATGCTTGCCTCTGTATTGTCACCTTGCCGGTTTATGGTGACACCAGAGAATCCAAATGGTAGGAACTGATACGATTGGCCGTTGTAGGTAGCAGTACGGTTAAGGAAGAAGTTTTGGAAACGATAGCGTACCGACCCTGAAGCTGTCAGGGTCATGTAATTGCCGAGTGCAATGGTGGTGCTCATACGCCTACCCTACGACGTGTTGCGGGGCTGTGCTGCAGCCGTTTTAGGGTGCGCTGCTCGCCTTGTGCGGCGCCCTGCTGGGCAGCCTGACGGATGCCGGCCTGGAACTGTTCAGCGGTCACGTAGTCGACGCTGTTGATGCGCTCCATTTGGGCACGGACTTCAACTACAAGCGGGCCGCTATTGGTTGCGGTTGTTGCGGTTGAGCCGCCGCCTGCGCCGGAGATGACGCTATCACCGCGGGCACCGTTGGCGTAACGCTCCATTGCGCCGCGCATCTTGGAGGCTGGGATGACATACTCTGCCTCACCAGCCTCGCCGATCAGTGCGTTAGTTGGTCGGGTGACGAATCCGCCTTCGGCAAATGGCGTGAATGATATTGGCGCTGCACTGCCCAACCCAGCACTAGGCAGCGAACTGATCGGTGTAAAGTTCATGCCAGATTGGCCGCCACCCAGTCCTGCAAACATTCGCGCAATAGCAATCGCAATGTATTGCGCAATCATTTGCCTTGCCGTATCAATCAACGCATCAGCTATGGTGCTGAGGAAGTCGACAAATACCTGTTCTGCCGATTTGGTGCCAGCAATCATGTCGCGAACGCCAGATGTAACAAGTCCTGCGGCTGCATCAGCTGCAGCCCCCAGTACTGGATACTTGTTTATTACATCTTGCAGCGCTGCTTCCTGCTGCTCCAGTTCGTTGTAAACGGTTGGCATCATGACTGATGACACCAGATCGCGCATCAGCTGGGCGCGTTCTTCGATGATTTCGTTGATGCGTTGTTCATAGTCAATCTGCGCAATTCGTTGCTCTATGACTTGGTTTGCATTGATCAACGCCAGTTCATCGGTGCTCTTGGCGTTAGCCTTAAGTTCGTTATACTGACGGGCGATGTCAGCTTGTTTGATTTCATACTCAAGAAGCGCTCTCCTGGCTGGATCGGTTTCTTGCAGAATGGCAAGCTGATTTCTTAGCGATGCATTCTGTTGATCAGCTGTCTTCAGTTGTTGCTTTTGCAGTTCAAGTTGCCGTGCGAAGTCTTGCAGACCAGCTGCTGGACCACCTTCAAGCTCTTCGAACACTTTCCTGGCATTAGCCTGCCGTTCTTTCAGTGCCTTGATGCCACTTCGCTCAAAGTCGCGTTCAAATACCCTTGCCGCTTCCTCTGGCGACTGAGCACGACGTAGCGATTCCAGAGCCTTGGATTCTGGCCCCATCAGCTCCTGAACCATGAACCGCAACTGGGTTTGCAGATCACCGGCCTGCGCGCCACCACCAGCGAAGCGGACGAGGTTTGTCTGCCGCGGCCCGGTCCACTGTGCAAGCCCATAGCCACCGATGCCACGTGGCATGCCAACTGAGCCGCCTTCATTGATGCGTGGGTCCAGTCCCGACTCGCGCATCAGATTGCCAACAATGCCGGCGGCCTGTGCTGGAGTAATGTCTAGAGCACCTTGCAGGGCTTGCGCGATCTGCGCTGCTGTGGATGGGCCTGTGGCACGTGCAGCGTTTGCGGCACCGGGCTTGGTATCAGTTATAGGGGTTGGTACTCTCGCTGATGATATTGCCGCTTCGCGTTGCGCTGGCGTAGCAAAACGCGCACGCTCGCCCATCGTTTGCAGCTTAGCGAATCGCGCATCAAGTTGGGTAATAGCAGCCCTGGCTACCTCATCCTGTCCAGTGAGCAGCGGGAACCGAACAGAGGAAAGCTCTTGCTCACGTCGTTTACGTTCTGCCCTGTTTTCGGTTTTGAGCTTTTCAACTTCTTGTCGTGACAGAGCACTACCACCAACGGATTCAGCAAACTGCTTAGTGCCACTACCAGCGATTGCATTGATTCTAGTCTGCAGCTCTGCAAGTTTTCCAAGGCCATTGATTACAACGTCAACAGCTAAGGTGATCAAGCTAAGTTTCAACAATCCAACCAGCGCACCACGCAACGCGCCAACCTTTGTTGCAGCAGTAGCTGAAGCATTGCCGGCAGCGGTTGCACTTGCTGCGGTTGCCCCAAGCATCCCAGTTATAGCCGCACGCATATTAACAACAGCAGCTATGCCTTTTTGCAAGAGTAATAACTGGGCTGCAAAGAATACAACACCGCTGATTGCTTTTTTGACCGGATCGGGTAATGCAGCAATACCTTGAATTATTTTTGTGACCTCCTTGATTACTGGTGACAACGCTGGCAGCAATTCATTGCCAACGGTGATGCTTAAATCATCAAGCGCGTTTTGCAGGTCTTTGAACTTTTGAGTATCAGACTCGGCGACTAAATTGGACAACTTTCCAGAGCCTTCTTTCTCAACACGCTTAAGCGCGTTGATAATGACGTCGGAAGTTAGCTTCCCGTCTGAAGCGAACTGTTTAAGCTGGCTTGTTGCAATGCCAGTTTCCTTGCTGACAGCGACCAGTAATCCTGGCACCTGTTCGGCAATGCTCCTAAACTCATCACCCTGCAAGCGACCGGAGCCTAGCGCCTGCCCAAGCTGCAGAAATGCTGCGGATGCACCTTCGGCGCTGACACCTGATAATCTCGCAATAGTATTAAAGCCGCTGAATGTTGATTGAATATCTTTCAGCGAAATACCAAGCGGACGCAATCGAGCATAGATGTCTGCGACACCAGCGGTGGCCTCACGGTTGCTCAATCCAAAACGCTTGGCCGCATCAGCTGCAAATTGCTGTGCCTGTGCCTGTTCTCCGTACTCTGCTGTAAGCAATCTCAGCCGCGTTTGCAGATCGTTGTACGATGCCGCGGCCTTTGTGCTCTGCTGAATCAGCGCAACAAAGCTGATGCCGGCGATGACATTGCGCAGCTGGTTGAACGATCCGCCAAGATTGCTGACGCCATGACCAGCATCGTTCATCTGCTGGCCCATCCGCTGGGCACTTGTCCCAGCTTGTCTTGTTGCTCCCTGTAGCCCTTCCGCAGCCCGTTGCGTAGCCTGCGACTGGCTTTGGAACTGCCGGAGCTGTGCCGCTGCGCCTCTGGCGTCAACGTTGATAGCTACATTAGCGACAACAGACACAGCCCAGCCCTCCGATCAGCCCAGTCTACCGCCGCCGCGCCGCACGCTTCTGTGCTTTCTCCTGTTCCTCATTTAGGTGCTCAAAATACACTGACCAGAGCAATAGCTCCTCTAGCGTCATCTCCTGATTGAGCTTGGCCAAGCTATAACCAAGCTCTTTCGCTACACCCAGCTTAAGTAGTAAAAGACTATCCTTCTTTAACTCCTGCTTCGCCGCTTTTCATGTCGGCAGGCTTCTCCTCTGGATTCTGGATCACAGCCAGCATCAGCGCCTGCAGGTCAGCATCAAGCACCTCGCGCTTAAGCTCATCGATCTGCCCAGGAGAGAACAGCCGCTGCCCGTGCTCGTCCATTGCCTTCATGATGAGCAGGTTGAGCGCGAACCCGTTGGCCTTGTCCCCACCAGGCTCAGCCTCTGCCCGCTCACGTTCCGCCATGTTCATCGGCGCAGCGTAAAACTCAAACACCGTCCCATCACTGAGCTTGGCAGTCCGCTTGGTGGGGGTGAAGTTTGCCCCCTTCTTAAGCCTTGCCAGCGCCGAGAGTTGAGCCATGATGTAGCGGTAGTGTGCCGGTACTCTAGGGCATGAAAAAGCCCCTGCGCAAGGCAGAGGCTCCAGACCCACAGAGAACCACCGACAGGTTATCAGGCGGTTGTCGAGAAGTCAAACGTTGGGGCGCTAGCCGGTCTAAAGGTGACCGTAACCATCTGCGCATCGTCAGGATTGACGTTACGGCTGGCAGAGATCAGCGTGGCATCCATGCTGATGCTACGGCTCAGCGCCTCAGTAGCAGCCAGCTCGGTGTAGAGCTTGAACCCACAGCCGACCTGCTGCCGCTGCAGCACATCCTCTACCATCCGATTCGACAATGCAGAGTCCTCGTTGGTGAAGTACACCTCCGCGGTGCCGGTACCATCGGCGAAACCAGGGATGTACGACCGGAACGGGGCATACTGTCCAGCAGCTTGACCGATCGTCGTAACGTCGATCTCAGCCCGGTTGATCTCAAACGACCAGCTACGCACCTGGCCTACCGCAGCGAACGAAGCATAGTACACCTCGAACTCATTGGGCGCGGCGATGGTGCCGGTATCGCTGAGGTTGACCAGCGGGGTCAGCGTATTGGATGCTGAAACCGTAAGCGCACCGCTAGCAGCGGTATAACTCACCACGTAGTAGGTGGTGCCGGCATCAAGCGGAGCGGGCAGGGTGCCAGTACCAGAGCCGCCGGTCTGGCTGTTGACTACTCGAAACTTGACCGGATCACCAGCCTTCAGGTTCAGATAGGTTTCGATGGTGATGGTGTCGCTCGTGGTATTGACTCCAGCGGTGCCGAAGGTGCCGGTCGTACCAGCGGGCTTGTAGTACAGGGCGCCGGACGTACCGGACAGGGGTTGAACGGCCATCGCGGGCGTGGTAGTTACGCCTCAGTCTAAATACGCCTCAAACGTTACAGTCAGCTGCGTTTGATAGTACGGTTCAGGCGATGCTGGTGTTACCTGTGCTGGGCCTGATGCTGCATCAAAGATGATGCTATCCAGCGTGAGGCGATCGAACAGTCTACGGATCCGATTGGCGATAGTGTAATTTGCCGCGGTGCCCTGACCCTGTGGAGTGTAGACATTGACCACCAGAACACCGGTTTGGATGTTGAAGCCGTTTGCTGTCGCCGGCAGGATAGTGGCGTAGGTGTTGTCACCAAGCCTAAGGAAGACTTGCACCCACGGGCTATTGTTCGGCGGCGTGAATGGAACGTTTTGGTAGCTGACAGGGTACGTCGGCATCTTTGCCATTTCGGCAGCGATGCGTTCTTCGATGGTGGCCCTGATGTCGTTTATAGTGCTAGTCATGACTGCCGGCCGATCTGATCAGCGGTGCGGGTGACAAAGCCTTGCACGTCTTTGGCAATACCCTGAACCCATCCTGCGGGAGCTTGCTTGCTGCTGCCGTTTGCTAGCGGTTCGGCATAGGGCAGGTTGTTGTGGACGCTGTAGACGTTGCCGAGAGTTTCCTGTCCAGCTTGGTAGCCAATGCTAATCCGTCGCTCTAGGCTTGGCTCGCGTGGTGGTTGTGATGCTTCGCGCCATGCGCCAGTAGCTGGCTGCTGTTCACCGCCATCGTAATTTCCGGTTGTATTCTCTCCTGTTGCCCAAGACGCACGAAAACGGCCAGTATCTACAGGGCTGGCCATTTTGAGCTTTGTCTCAGTCTCAAATACAGCAGCCCTCAACAGCTTCTCCATGTTGGCGTTTACATAGTCCCCAAATCCGCCAATCGTGATGTTACGCGCCATGATCAACCCCTAAGAATGAGCTCATGGGTGATTGGCGTATTGTCCTGCTCGATCGTGCGCACCGTGATCACCTGGTAAACCGTGCCAGTGATCACCACTTCATCAGCAGTAGTCGGCGCCACTGCTACATCAGCCGCTGCGATCGTTAGCCGCTTATCGCCAGACTGCACAAGGTCCGTAACCTCCCGCAGGCTCACATCCTCCAACACTCCACGAGTCACCGTATCAGTCGCAGTCTCGGTAACCGTTCCCGTCTCTGGGTTATACACGCCAGCCGACACCCTGCGGATGGTCACGACACCACCGAACCGTGCCATCAGCTTGCTGGCAACCTTCCGTAGCGGCCCTGCTAGCGCCATTAAGCATTCTCCAGTGCTGTCACCCTAGCGGCCAATGCCGTCAACGCATCAGACCGCTTCCAGATATTCTCTGCCGTATCCCACGTCAGAATGTCCTCCTGGTTGATGCCGTTTGGGAAGGCTGCCTGATAGTTCATCGCCTGCGCCACGTTCATAATCACACCAGGCGTTTGAGGGTGCGTACCATTCGCCGGCAGTGTATCAATGCTGACACCAACTATGCTGGAAACCCAGTACATCTGCACGTAATCATCCTTCGCTAGCGTCAGCTGTATCTCAACCGTGAAACAGTCGTGATAAGGCACCGATTGTGACTTGCGTGACTGAAGGTCGATCCTAGTATTTGTCGCCGCAAGCTGTACGCCATTCTTGGCGAAGAAGAAGTTAGTTTCAGCTATCTCATTAGCAGCATTCGTCAGCTGCAGCGACGCAAAGATCTTGTAGGTGCCAGGGAGAGAAAAAGTGATTCGGTTGCCGCTAGCCACCGTAACGCCACGCGACTCGACCACCGTGCCAAGCATTATCGGCTGACCAGTTGATGCAGCGCCGATCGCTTGATCGGTGGTGTCAATAATGCTGGCGAAGATCGGCAGCGCACCGCCAGGCCCCTGCGGTCCTAGATCTTCAACTTCAACAACCGCCGCGGCCGATGGTGATGTTACAACCGTAACGTGATCATCGTCAGTAACGATAACCGTCTTCTGGCTATCAATGACGGTAACGCTTGTCATGGCTGAGTATAACCTTCGGACACGAACACCACTCCCTCAAGGTAGTATTCGCGGATACCGGTAGCATTCTCCAGCAGCACGTCATAATATGCCTCGTTTGGGAACGTCGTCGTCTGCGTATCGGTAAGGCTAATCTTGATCTGACCCGTCAACCGGTCAACGTAGACAACCGTAAAATCAGCGTACTTCGTCGTCCGCTCACGATTCCAAACCTGCGCATAAGCTGTCCAACCTGTCAGGTTTATATTGACGCCGGTTGAATCCTTGAACTGCAGCGCTAGCTCATAGTCAGCCCGGCGCTGCAACGTGATATTGTGCTGGCCAGGCTGAACGCTCATGATTAGATCTTGTAAGCAACAATCTTACCGCTGGTAAGCGTCACGCTAGTAAATACGCCCATGATGCTATCACCAGCCTTCAGCGGCACCGCCGAAAACGTATTGCCAGTCTGAT